CGAATAATATGAGTGTAACTACGGCTATGGATTGTCTCACTAAACGCCCAAGTTTCAATCCAGGTTTCAATTTCTGGAAGTGTAACAATAGGTAGTAGTGCTAGGTTAGGACTACGTCCTTGAACACTGTCTAGTAGAATTTGACGCTTTAGGTTACTGGTAAAGATATGCTGCTCATGACGTGTTAAGTCTTTAAAGTCCTTGCTGTCTTTACTAACATCAACCTCTTGTGGTTGCCAGAAGAAGCCTAGTTGCTTCTCTGTTAGCTTATCAAATTGCTTATACTTCATAACATCATAACGCTGCATACCTAGCCCTTCATCTAGAAAAGCCATTGCTTCAGTATGATGTTTCTTGCCTTCAGTGTTTAGTACTGACATAGTGTTTACCCTTTTTCTATGTTAAATTACGCAACTATCACAAGCTGCATCGTCGTCGCCTAGCTCAGTAACAGCTAGAGCTTCTTCCTTGAATTCAATTTCGCCTTGTCCGTCATATGTATTAAAATAGTACAACTGTTTGCCGCCGTATTTGTAGAACATGAGCATATGTTGTAGCATTGTGCTCATTGGTATCTTTTCATCTTCATAATAGACAGGATTGTAGCTTGTGTTTACGCTAATACCCTGGTCAATGTATTTTTGTAGGACTGCCATGATCTTTAAGTAACCTTCTGGGCTACGCTGATCCCATAGCAAGTCATATTTGTTTTTAAGACGCTTGTAGTCTGGCACAACTTGCTTTAGAACGCCGTGCTTACTCTGTTTAACACTAACATACGCACGTGGCGGTTCAATGCCATTTGTACTGTTGCTGATCTGCGCACTTGTTTCTGCTGGCATAAGAGCCATTAGTGTACTGTTGCGAATGCCTGTTGTTTTTAGCTGTTCACGTAAGCCGGCCCAGTCCATGCGCTCAACGTGTGGTGTTAGTTCATCTACCTCACGCTTGTATGTCTGGTTTGGTGTTAATCCTAGACCATACTTTGTTTCGCGCACGCCTTCAATATTGCCTTTTTCAACTGCCAAGTTTGCACTTGCTTTGATTAGGTAGTAACTCCATGCTTCTGCCCATTCGTCAATCAATGCCAGGCCTTCAGGGGTAATGTGCTGATATGTTAGGTCATTTTTAGCTAGCCAATAAGCGAAGTTAATAATACCAACGCCAAGTGGACGGCGCTTCATTGTTGACAACTGTGCTGCTAGAACTGGGTAGTTCTGATAGTCAAGTAGTTCGTCTAGCGCACGTACTGCTAAATCACAAGCCTTTTCAAATTCAGCAGGTGTTCGCATATTACCCCAGTTAATTGCTGCTAGTGTGCAAAGGCTGATCTCACCTTCTGGGTCGTTGAAGTCATTCAATGGCCTTGTTGGTAGGTCAATCTCTTGGCAAAGATTTGACTGGTGAATTGGAGCAACTGCTTCAATAAACGCACCATGACTATTGGCATGATCTACGTTCTGCAAATAGATGCGACCTGTGTTTTTGCGTTCCTCTATAAACCCACTGAATAGATCAATAGCAGGAACACTCTTCTTACGTAGACGAGTATTGCGCTCTGCCGTCTCATATAGTTCACGGAAACGGTCTTGATCATTAAAGAATGCGTCATACAACCCTGGAACATCGCTTGGGCTGAATAGGGTAATATTGCCGCTACTTAGCAAACGCTCGTACATTAGCTTGTTAAACTGTACACTGTAGTCTAAATGTCGTACACGATTGTCTTCGGTGCCTTTGTTGTTTTTCAATACTAGTAGGTCTTCAACTTCCAAATGCCAGATAGGATAGTGTAGCGTAGCTGCGCCACCACGGACGCCGCCCTGGCTACATGATTTAACAGCACTCTGGAACATTTTATAGAAAGGAATAACGCCAGTGTGGCTTGTATCACCATTACGTACAGGGCTACCAATGGCACGAATACTGCCGGCGCCGATGCCGATGCCTGCCTTCTGACTTACATATTTTACAATACTACTGCTAGTAGCATTAATACTATCAAGACTATCGCCAGTCTCGATAAGAACGCAACTACTAAACTGACGCTGAGGGCTGCGAACTCCGGCCATAATAGGAGTAGGTAAACTAATATCGAAATTGCTAGAAGCATCGTAAAAGTCCTTTACATAACGCATACGAGTGTTTGACGGATAGTTCTGGAATAGCGTGGCAGCAATCATCATGTAGGCTACTTGCGGTGTCTCAAAAATCTCACCAGTAACACGATTCTGTGTTAGATACTTGCCACGGAATTGTTCCATGCCCACATATGCGATGCTTTCGTCACGATCATGTTTAATGTAATTGTTTAGCTGGTCAATTTCTTCAGGGGAGTATACGCTGAAGAAACTTGGATCGTAATAACCCAAGTTTACATTTCGTTGAGCGATTTCACGCAAATGTGGGGGTTGGAAGTGTCCGTATACTTTCTTACGGAGGTGGTAATTGATTAGGCGGCCTGCAACCCACTGATAGTTAGGGGTTTCTTCACTGATAAGATCAGCGGCTGCTTTAATTAGTGTTTCTTGAATTTCGTCAGTAGTGATACCATTGAAAAACTGTAGATGACTGCGGATTTCTACTTCGCTTGCACTTACACCTGTGATACCTTCACAAGCATAAAAAACTACTTTGTGCATTTTTTCTAAGTCTAATAGTTCACGTGAACCATTTCTCTTAAGAACGGCTGTTTCTTTTGTCATATTCTTACCTTATTGGTTTATAATGATTTTGTTATTATTTGTTGTATGTTTTATTTAATATGGTAGGCAATGGTATTTCTACTACGTTAACTCAGAACTTTTCCAGCTACGCAGTATTTCGCAATCCCGCATCACTTGGTCGTAGTCTTCCACTATTCCATAAGTATAGTTTAAAATGAACTCTTCGTCAACAGAAACTATGAGTCCAATATAAGATTTTTTTGTATTTTGTACCAAGTGTATATCACACGGCCAATCTATTAGTTCCAGTGTTTGTGCCATCCCAATAGCAATCACGTTTTCATCGTAGCTGCCGTTGTGCAGTAGTTCCCAAGGGTCTGGCCAATCATCACTGTTGTAAGGATCAACTACTCTAGTTGCCACGGGCGCCAATCGCCACCACTCTACTAACATCTCCAAACACTGTACATCATCATCTACACTGTCTAGTTCTTTTCTAAATTTACGCCACCCACGCAATCTCTGATCTGGTGACTGAAGCCAAAAGCTCATTGTTCCTCACTTATTCAATGGCATTGAAATTTTCTGCAACCCATGACATTGTAGCTGGGGCAGAGTCAGTTGTGGTATAGTTAAGTACGAACACACCGCCGGTCATTGTTCCACTAAACACATGATCAAGTGCTGCGCCAAAACAGTTTGAAGTATAACTATCATTAATAGTAAATGTATTATCATCATTTAACGCGATTGATAGTGTTCCTTTGCGTCTATTAGATCCCTCCACAAGTGTGTATCTAATTTCAACGTCATCGTAATTGTAGCCACCAGTTGCGGTTGTGTATATTGTAATATATTGAAAATCTTGCGTTGTTGCTGGGGCTATCATTGATTCTGACTTAACAGTATCATAGATTGATTCAGGTGGCTCAGTTGACAGTATTTCTAAATTGTGGTAAAAACCAACAACTGCGCCATCAGCAGGCGCTGTAAGGAATATGACTAACTCATTATTAACATTGTAATCTACAGTGTGTGTCTGAGCGATGCCATCCACCTCTACTATGTATGTGCCTGGCAGGTCGTCTAGATCAACACCAAAATTAAATTCTGTTGTAATCCCATCACCTGATTGTGTTATTGGATCATTACCAATAAAAAGACGCTTTTGGTCTTTGGCATAGCCAAATTCTCCAGACGCTAGTTTTGGTAATTCAACAAAGTTTCCTTGTCTGACACGTTGTCTTGCTGTAACTGTAGTCATATTAATACATCCTATTCTATACTATTATAATGTATTTATGCCATTTCGTAGTATTCAGCAACACGTTCTGCCCATTTTGTTTCCCAAAACTTAAATTCTTCTGGGCCTACTTCAAACAGTTGCCACTCTAAATCTCTGCTGCACATAAAGATAGCTGCGTTTTCAATTTTAGTTTCATACAGTTCATTGTGTGCCATAGCATATGCTGCGGCTTGCATAAAGTAGTCGTCAATCCATTCACGCTTTTTAGGCTTGTTGGTTTGTTTAAAGTCCATGATAGCGGACTGTCCTTTCCAAACACCAACAAGGTCAGTAGTACCGGCGTATAGACCAGGATAGCACAGGTTTACTTCACTGCCCCATACTTCGTCTAAATGTGGTTCAACGTTTTGTTTAACAACTTCTGCCATGTATTGTGATTGTTTGGAGGATTGTCCTGTATACTCTTCATTCTTGACCCAATGTTCAAGTATGGCGTGCATATATGTTCCAGTGTCTGCCGCTTCACGTGTAATACGGGCGGCTTCTTCTACACCAACACGTTTTTTCCAGTTAGCTAGTGCTTCGCGCTTCTCTTTTGGTTTTGTAGCGTCTAAGATAGTTGTAACGCTTGGCACTGGGTCACCAAAAGGATTAGCGTAAAGGCGTTTGCCATTTACGCTTTGTCTTTGAAATTCTTGATACGGATAGGGGGATTTTAATGTTAACATACGTTCTACTCTACACGATTTATGTTAGTGCGTCAAGAACTTCTTTTGTTAATACATAGTGATTTAGTACTAGATTGTGACCATGGTATGTCCAATGATCGTTGTCTTCAGATATACATATACCGGTGGCGGCCAAATGACGAGGACCGCAATTTGAGACTTCGCCTAGCATTTCCCAGACTGACATCTTTTGTATATTTGATATCTGACCGTAAGATACCCACTTGGTAAAATTTAGAACAAATATATGTTCGAAGTTATATAGTTTAGGAAGTTGTTGGTACCATGCTTTTTCGTAGGATAGTTTTTGATCAGAAGCAAGCGAGTAATCTAATAAGAGTTCTGCTAATCGTTCTATATCTTTATTTGATTTTGTTTTTTGTATAGATTTAGAGGTAGCAGAACACCAAATATGCGGAGTTTGCAAATCCATATCGTAGTAATTTTCTGATATAAGTCTAGCTTCCCACTCTAGTTTTGTTGTGTAGGGAGAAATTCCATCAATTAAGATGGATCCGCGGCCAGCATAAGAACTGCTTACAAATATTATATCAGCTCCCCATAGCTTCGCGTCAAGTATAGCCCAAGAAAAGTAGTCAGGGCCGCGGCCGCCACGGGCATAATTTCTATAAGTATGTTGTGGAAATTTTTGGTACAGTTGGTATGTCCAACTATCTCCTAGGTTCTCTACGCCATCTACATATGAACTATAACTACATCCAATGAATGCTATTTTTTTACCAATAGACATACCAGCTGAATGTTTTTCCTGTTACAGTGTTTGAGAGACGCTCAATCTTGTATCCAAGATTACGGAAGTGTTTGATTATTGTATCCATTTGATTTACGGCTGGACGATCTGTGCTTGTACCTTGCCATGCATCAAAGTAACCAACACTGTCTGGATTACTTGCGGTATATGTACCTGCTGTTAATCCCAACTCTGCGTTTGCATTTCCTGCTCCTACTGTATATTGCCAAGTAGTTGAAGCTGGTAGCGTAACTGTTAAAACTAGATAGCTATTTAATTTTGATGCTACTACTCCAGGGATTGCTGCATCATTAATATCTGCGATCACTGCATTAAGGGTAGTACCACTAGCGCCAAGAGTTACTGATGATCCGTTAATAATAACTGTTGCTCCTGGAGTAACTGTTGGATTTTGAACTGTACCAGTGATAGTTACTGCCGGTGTTGATTCTGTCATTACAGTTCCGTCGTTTACAGTTGTTTCATACTCGCCGGTGGCACTTGCAGCAATGATAGCTTCCATTATACTGGTAGCTTCATTAAAAATAATCATATCTTGTTGACTATTTGCTCTAGCTTGCGCTGCGTTTAAACCAACTGTCATTTTTCTAACCCCTTCTTAACCTGCTTGCGGGCAAGTTTACTAACGTGTTTTTTGTCTTTCTCAGGATCAGTTTCTTGGCTTTGGCCTTTACTTTGATCACTGTCAGTGTTGAAGTGGACAACATCGTTCTCAATATTTCTGACAATTGCGAGGTTATTCAATATATCGAATAACGCATTGTCGTCCACGTCATAACCTTGCGCACTTAGTTCTTGTTGAATTAATCCAAAGTTAGCAGTGCTGACCTCTTCACCAGCGATTGTTGTTAGAACATCTAACACTGCTTGGTTGATATCGTCCGCTTCCTTTAGTATTCCAACAAGATCTGTATAACGCATATTAGCCTCTTAGTTTAGCAAATGCTGCTTTTAGCACTGATTTGTTAACTGTGCCATTAGCTTGTGCTTCTTTTACCATACGCATTGCTGCTAGATATGCATCTTCCTTCATCTCGCGACCAGTGTCGTCAAAACTTGCGTCTGCACCGTCTGCGCCTGCAAACTCATCATCAGCAACGCCTGCTTCGATATCTAGATCGCCGCCCATGTCGTCACCAGCTGGCATTTCTGGACCCATGTCTGCACCTGCATCCATGCCCATGTCTGTTGCTACTGGTTGACCTTGTGCTGCTAGTACTGCGTTGCTTACGCCTTCGTTAGCTGCTTTAACTGCTTCAAGTGCTGAGCTAATTGCCGCTTCTGCTGCTGCATTAAATGCTTCTGCTTCTGCTGTACCTACTTCTTCCTTCATAGCATTTGTAATGCTCATTAGGTCTTCAACTTGCATACTTGCCAAGTCTTCTGCCATCTTCTGTAGGTCGTCAGCCATTTGTTTAGCTGCTAGAAGGACTTCTGCCTGATCTAGGTCAGCTGATTCTTTTATTTTGCGCTTCTTTGCTTTTGCTGGCGCAATCTCATTAATGACCATCTTTAGTCCCTCTTTGATTAATAGTAGTTTTTGGTAGTCTTTGTTGCTTGCATCTACGCCACTCTCTTTAAGTGATGTGATACGCTTTGCGGTTGCTTCTTGAACCTTGACTAGTTTTTCTGGTGCTGCTTCAAAGTTGAAATCCATATCGAAGACTTCCTTTAGCGCACGTTGTAGTTTCGCAAATTTGTTCTCTTGCAAATCGTGTAAATTCATGATGATAACCTCGCTAGTTAACTGTATATTGTATTTATGCAGATTAACTAATTTTACAATAATTTTTTAATTTGTGCTTTGATTTGCTTCATTTTATCAACGGCAACACCATGCTTTGTCATAGCAACATCATAACGTGCAGATTCTGAAATCATTTTAGCACGTTGCTTGTGTGCAGCGGCTTCTTCTAGATATGAAGCATACTGAAGATCTAGTTGAATGATACGATTTGTCTTTTGTGTATCTTCACTGTCAAGTTTGTTTTTAACAATGGCCATAGCACTTTCAAATAGTGCTAAGTCTTCTACTGTTGTCTCACCGTCTTCTGTGATACTGTAATATGTTTTCTTGTAGCCGTTGATACTGCGCTTGTTTAGCACAACATTCAATCCGCCAACGCCAAATGAAGTTACTGGTGCTGATTCTTCTACTACTAGCTGCTTTGCTTCTGTTGCTGTAGCACTGTGTAGTTTATTAAGAATGTCGTACATTTCTTGAGCCTCAGGACTTACATTTGCCTTCTCAATACGTGTAACTTTTTCGCCAGACTCATCAATGTAAGTTCTAACTTTGTCAGTCTTTGTCATAGCACTGTTAAGTTTTTCGAGGATATTTTGCATACCCCGCGTTTCTTCTGGTGTTGGCATTTTATAGGCTCCCTTTTAGTCTACTATAATATGTTTTACCCTCGCGAACGCTGCGCTTAACAACGCCCTTGTTAACCAAAGTTTGTGCAATGTATGCTTGGCGCTCTGACAGGTCTTCTTTACATGTTTCTTCACATAACCCTTCCCACACACGGTGTTCGTCGTTTGTTAAGAATACATCAATTCCGCCTGGAGCCTCTACAAGTTTCATTATCCTTGGCCCTTTGTCATTTGTTGTACTAGACTTCTCAGTCTACTAATTTCATCTGTGTTTTGTTGTACACCAGCTGCGTTATTAGCACGTTGCTGATCGTCTGGATTGACTGCCGCACGTGTACCTGTTGCTTTTTTTGCACCGCCTGCTACTGTACGTTGGTTGGATGCTGTTCTTGGTGCTGATGCTAATTTAGCTTGTCTGTTCTGTTGATTAGCAACTGTTGCCATCTGATCTGCTGTTGCTGCACTTTGCCCTGCTATTGTACCCGATGTACCATACGCTTCTTCAACACTTATGTCAATGTAGTCGTTGAATACATCAGCATTATCAGTTTTGATTGCATCAACTAGTGCAAGAGTTTTTGTAAGATTTAGTTCTTTAAGCTGCGCACCAACTGCTTCCTGTGATAGTTCTACACCAAACTTTACATTAGCATATTCTATAATTGTGTCAATAATTGAATTATTTTTTATCTTCATGATCTTGCCTTGTTTAGCTGTGCAACAATTTTACTTGCTGGGTTTATGCGTTTAGTGCGCTGTGCTTTGCGTGTCATACGTTTACCCTTTGAGGCTTTTGTGCGTTTCATAACAAAACGTTTTTTAAGGTCAATAGGAGCAGAACACTGTTGTGGACTTGCTACTACACGACCTTGACGTTTACCAGTGGTGCAACGGAATTTCTTGGTGATACTTTTACCACGCCTTGCAAAGACTACCTTTGCTTCTGTTACAACTGTATTATATGCTTCGCTCAAAAACTTCATGTGTTATTGTCCCAACGTTGTTATCACTGGGGCAACATTGTTTAAATTCATCAGCAATAGAACAATAGTTGAAAGTAAACCAGCGATGACTGAACCGGCGGCACCAATAATTAATTTATTTGATGCTACTTTGTCTGTCTGTTGCTTCTCTACCATTTTCACCATGTTGTCTGCGATCTGATCCACTTTTGTTTCCAAACGTCCGAATTTTTCTTCCAAGGTTTTATATCTCTCTGCACATAAGTCCACATGGGCTTCGAGATTTTCACGCTCTAGTCTTGATGTTGCCATACACTTGCTTCCGCATAATTACAGGCTCATCTATTCGAGAGCCGATTTTCTGTAATCACAGCTCTGCTGTAACTACACTAGTATTTATGCTATTCAGCAATTATGTTAAGTATATGTTTTTAGCTCTGCCTCGTGATATCAATTTTTGTTCATATACATTAATGCTCTCATTAAGTCCAGAATATATTGGAACATTGTCAACATCAAGTATAGCATAGTAAACTCTGTCATCGTTGCGTTGCCAAGCATTTTCTATTTCACAAGTAAAACGCATATGCCATACTGTAGCTGTTCCAGTAAACTCCATACCAAAATCATAGTCGTTTAAGTCTTGATCTGTTAACACTGATACTTTTGGATATAGTGGCTGTGATCTCATACTTAAACACTGTATAAGTGAGTTTAAATTTTGTGCTTGTTTGTATGTTTTTGTTCCGCCCTTGGGATTACTTTCATTTGTGTCAGTAATATCCACAAGTGTGAAAACATTGTATTCAGTTGGTTGCATTAAAGTTCTACAGATTTACCTATAGCGTAACCAGCACCAAATGCTGCTGCTTTTCTCAAGATTGATTTACCAATGCTACGCTTTTTCTTATCATCTATATTTAACCCATTGTCTTTTGCAAAGTTTACAAACAATGGCATCATGTCACTGCGGCGAGCATTTAGTCTAAAATACTTCATAATCTGTGTACCAACTAACTGACGCTGTGCAGTTGATAGCTTGTGCCAGTCTTGTGTTAAACGGCGGGCCGCACGTAATTTAGGATCTTGTATCTTTAGATCGCGTTCCATTTTTAATAGGAATGTTGAAGCATCAGCTGGTGTTATTGTTCCCATCTTAATTTTGTTTAGGAAACCTTTTACTTTTGCATCATTGATATTGACTTTGTTCATTAGCATTTCGCTTTTTTCGCCAGGCATTAAATCAGGACGTTTAACGCTGAAGATAGTCTGATAAAGGTCTGTGCCGCTTGGACTTGGGTTGTTGTATGACCCCAGCTGATTTGTTCTACGTGCATATTCTTTTGCTACAGGAGCATAATTGTAATCTTGACTCATGGCATATAGACTTAGCAAACTTACAAACAAGTGATCTGTTACACTGCGGGCGCCAGCATGGGAGATTTGCTCACGTGTTTTAAACATACGTGCTTCACCCAAACTTTGCATAAATGTTAAACCTTGCTTGCTTGGCTCAACAGTGTGTCCGCCTTCAATTTGAGCCCATTCGCTTGCTGTATATTTTTTATCTGCCACGCTTGTTCTCCGTGTGTAACTCTGGTTGATCATGTGTACCACTGATCTCTTTATATGCTGCGCCTGCTTTGTCCAAGAATCTTTTTAGTTTGTTTAGCTGCTCTGCGTTTGCCGCGGTTACAACCATATCACTATCTGACTGCCCAAACTCATGCGGATCGTCAGTATTTAGATTTGAAATGTATTGTCCAAGTTTATACCAATCCAAGTCACTTTTGGTATCAATAACCAATGTGTTTGCGGGTGCAGTTAATGCAGTTTTTCTATAACCTTCTGGATCAGGTTCTATCTCTTTTGCTTCATTAAATGCTACATCTGTTGCTGCTTTTGCTTTTTCGGCATCAGGATGTTTAGGATTAATAGTTACAACTTCACCGTTGATTAGTTCGCTGATGTTAGCACTTTTGCCAATCTTGTCTAATAGTTGATGTAGTTTGTCGTTAGCATCGTAACCAGTAGTTTCATAATCACTTTTGCCACGAACTTCTGTACGTTTATTTGTTTCTGTATCTAATATGTGTAGGATATACATATCATCGGCACGTTCTAGCTGTATCTTGTAACCTTCACTCATATGCTTGAAATAGTTTACTTGCTTTTCACGCTTTTCAGCACCAGCACGACTATCATATGTGCCAAGGTTCTTACCCTTTTTGCTGTATAGTCTAAACTGGTCGCCCATTTTACGGATAACTTCATCAAGTTCAGTTTCGCTTAAATCACTTAAATTTACATCATATAGATTATCGTCGCGCACATGACGACGTTTACGTGGATCACGGTGCAGGCGCTTTTTTGTTCCGCCAAGGATGATTTCATCTATTTTCATTATCTTGATTCTCGCAGTTTTTTAATGCCACGGATGAATCTATCACTGTCGCGATTTTTAATGCTTAGTAGTATACGCTTGTTTAAGTCTGCTGCTGTTTCAGAATCGAAACTTTCATCAATCATGTCTAGAAGATTAATTAAACCGTTAAGTGCATTGGCACCACGGCTTTCAAGAATCTGTGTTTTATCTTTTGCAGGAGCAATAGAATTAATTTCTTCCAGCAATGATTTAGTGCGCTTTTTCAAGATAGTTCTCCGTTATTATTAACAGTATTTATCTTTTTAACAATATATCGTGTCAATCTTGCTTTTTGAGTATACTGCGCAATCTGTCAGTGTTTTCTACTGCTCGTTCAACCACTGAGTTCTCTGCTAAATTGTTCGATTTACCAACAAGCTCTGTCTTTTTCTTTAGCTTGTCATAGATGCTGCTAGTAGTGGCTGTTTCACTATCCGCTGCATCTTCTTCAAGATCAGTAATACGCAAACCTTCTCTATCAAACTCCAGGTCAACCTTTTGTCCAACACCGCTACTGCTTCGTGTTTTCATAAACTGCACCTGATAACGTCCACGCTCACGCATTGCTTGGCTTGTGAAGATACCAATCACGTTATCTGCTGTCTGAATCTTACTCAAGCCACCACTGATGTGACTGTGATCAAATTCAATTTCTTCTACTGCCGAACGGTTCAACTGCGATGCTGTTGCAAACAATAGCTGATGTTCTACTGCAAAGTTGCGTAGTTCTTCACTTACAAATTTATCTTTAATAAACAAGTCGCTTGGCGGTACTTTGCGTTGTGCTGGCATCATCAAGTCCAGATAGTCAAGTAGCATTGCATCTACCTTGACCCCAGTCTTGACTTCATATTCGCGCATATAACTTGTTAAGTCGTTTACTGTAATACCGTTAGGTAACTGCACAATTTGTAGTCGCCCTGCTTTCTTACCAGTCATACGCACTTTTAAATCAACATCTTCTACATTACGGAATACGTCTTTTGTATTATAACCAGTAAGCATACTGTCAAGACGCATACTACACAACTCTTCACTAAGTTCCAAACTAATGTATAGCACGTTGTAACCAGCAATCGCCCAGTTAAGTGCCAAGTTTTGCAGGAATAGACTTTTACCGCCGCCTGACGCCGCTGCAAAAATGTTTAGTTCGCCTTTGTTGAATCCGCCGTATAGTTTAGAGTCAATAGCTTTCCAACCAGTACTAATACCGCCACGATTATTGCGCACCGTTTCAATACGATCTGCTGGGCTTGCCCAATAGTCTGTTCCCATGTGCTTTGCAAGACCTATCTGAACAGCATCTTTAACCATCTTTTCTACTG